CCCTAGAAGGTGCTGGTGCTCCGACTACCGATACTAGACTTTTTGAAAATGTTACTAATCCTCCTGAAACCGCTGCTGATTCATTTGTTCCCGACCCCGATCCCGTTCCCGCTGGTGCCACGATAATCATGTCGTAATTATCCGTTGTGGCATTATCATGTGCCTTATATAATGAAGCAAAAGCACTTTTAAAGGCTTTCCCTGATCTGCCTGAATCAACACCATTGACTCCATCTACATAATGAACTCTATTTATAAGGGGAATTCCATTAGAAAATGCGAGATTTTGTGGAAAAACCTTTGCTCCAAATCCGAATGCTGGTGTATAATTTGCTGCGTTCATAATTTTAGGTCTATCTTTTTAAGAGAGTCAACCTTATGCTCTTATTGCTAAGTCTACTAGCTGATATTCAGTATCTACTCCTGCTGTTCCTGCTACATGTCCTAGAAATGCTTCTCCTGCCGCATCGTTTGCCTCAACTGCTCCTGATACGCCTGTACCGATAGTTAAAGCTAGTCCGTTTGTTATAGCCTCATCCATTAAGACTGCGCAAGGGCCGTATGTTTGAATCCAGCCGTATTCTGCTGCTGTTATAGCTACGTTTGGTACTCCCAAAACTAGATCTGCTTGATCTAATACTGAGATTACTGCTCCTGCATAGAAGTTTTTGATAAGATCAACATTTACCTCTGCTGTTGCTCCTGCTGTATCTATAGCTTCTTTTAGAAGAAACGTTCCCGCTGTGGAGGCTGTTATTGCATCGTGTCCCTCAATTGGGTATGCTCGACCCTCTCCTGTGCCATCCTGAACTACTAGCCAGCCATCCTGATAATCATTAGCTGCTGCATTTCCTGTTCCGATTGTTACAGATACTTTTTTAGCATTTGCTGCTGGTGCTGTTGCGAAGGAAAGGTTTATCCTTTGTGCATCAACTGTAGCCGCAACTGTCAATTTTCCTCTTGCTAAATTAGATGCTCCCGCTAGAGTAAATCTCCAGGCTCTTCCCGTAGAGTCCTCTGTCATTCTATGACCTACTTCAACTAATCTTGACGCGCTTGTTTGTGTAAATAATGATGGTGATAGTGTATTCATATTATTCGATTCCGTCTATATTATATAACTGTCCGTTTCTTCGTAGCTCCCAGACACATACGTTACCTACTAGGGCAAAGTATGCTACTGTTCCAAGCTGTGTTACTAAGCTCTCGTCTTTTCGATAGAACCAGCCCACTGGGGATGGGGGCATATCTACTAATGCTGCTGTCGATTGATATCCTTCTCCTTGTGAGAGATCAACTTTCTCATATCTCTCTCTAAGTCTTGGCGGAACTCTATCGTTTCCGTACCAACCGAATGTTCTTTCGTTAAGAGAGTAAAGCGATTCTGCTTTTGCTGAGTCGTCCTTTATAATAGGTACGTTTCGATAGAACATTGTTGTAAATCCTGCTTTTGCTCCAAATTCGCCTGGGGCCAATACTTCGAGACCTCTTAAAGGAAGCTTTGGCATTTGGTTTGCAGAGAATTGATTTTGAAGGAATGGCGTTAAGAGCTCTTCAATATAGCTCCATACTGTTTTTGTAGTTACGTCGATTGTCGGAGATCCTTCTGCTGATCCTGATGCAGAGACCGCATCGTGGAGCGCAGAGATCTTAGCTGCTGTTACAACCGAGGAAGCGTCTGTGTATGTTCCTTTAAGTACAGTATATGTTGTTTTTGATTGTCCGCCAATTGTAGATTTAAGTGTTCCGTTATCTGCGAAAGAGTCAAGACCTTCTGGCTGATCGCCTGTTCCTGCTCCAAATACTGCATCTCCCAACTCTTGGGTAACTACTGCTGCTGCCTCCTTGTATTTGAAAGCCTCAAGGTCGATTACGTTTCTATCACCATCATTAGCAAAGTCTTCATAGTCAATCATCGCTTTTGGCTGGACACCCATTGTCCTTGCATAGGAAAGGACAATAGTATTGTCAACTGCTGATGCGGAAAGCTCTTCTCCACCACCGCCGAGCCATCGAAATTGATTGTCTCTTGAGTGTGTTACTGTGAAGTCTTTTGTTTTACCAGAGAAGGACTTACCCATTCCTAGAAGTCTTGATGCAAATGTGGTAGCAGATAGAACATTATCTACAACCTTTCGGTATAGATCTCTATCTGAGAAGTTTTCGACTCTATTGCTGTTTGTTATTCCGTCGTAAGCTATTTTATTATCCTACTCTTTCTAGTTAATAAAAAACCAGCCCTTTTGGCTGGTTAAATTACCTTAATGATATTGTAGAATAAATAATATTCCTTGTCAACTAGGAAAATTTAATCTAGCAAAGTCCTTATGATGAATTTTTGCTAATTTATCATATTCTTTAGCAGCTTCTATTTCAAAATCAAAATAACCACTATGTATTCTTTTTTTATTTATTTGTATACGAGCTATCCATTTATTCCTATTTTTCAAAAAATGTACACCTTTATATTGATTATTTGTATCTTTACGTTTAGATACATTTCTTACATTTTCTGCCCTTGTTGCAATCCTCAAATTTTTCCTTCTATTATCGAGTTTATCTCTATTGATATGGTCAACTTCTTGAAAAAGAGATACTCCTAAAATATATCTGGACATTCTAATTGTATTTACGCCTCGTTTTGCATAACCATTATTATATTGCCATTTATACTTTATAAGATTGGGGTAATCTTCATCATCTACTAGAGCAAATTTACCCTGAGTTAAGGGAATAGGTTTCATAGAAATAGTATACCATCAGAGAACCATAGAATCAATTAGAGGTGTCAAGAGGTTTCTTTTTCGCGTACCATCTCTTCTATAGGTGTTTTATGTAATTGTTCATAACTAAGTCCCTTATTAGGTGTAGTTGATCTTCCCCCTCCAGATATCGGGGTATTGGCACCATCCGTTGTATTTGTTTGCAAAACTTCTGGGAACTCATAAAAGATTTCTTTAACAGTCGGGACATAATCTACTCCGTTTTTCTCATTTTCATCTAATATTTGTTTTAGTTTAAGTAGAATCTTAGTTTTTGCCTGATTGCCTGGATCATTAAGATCGTCTGCCTTTTCTATCTTGGGAACTTTACCCGCTTCTGACAATTCATTATATTGTCGTTGCCAAAGCGTCTGAAACCTATTAGCACCTTCTGTTAATTGCTGCTCTCTTTGCTCCGATTCTTTCTGTTCCTGTTTTTCTCTTTCTGTTAAAACTTCCTCAGCTCCTTTTCTTCCCTGCTCTCTGACAAAATTTGCCAGCTCTTCTTTATCCGTTGGAAGTCCCTCTTTCTCTTTCTGGGTAAGACCTAATGCCCCTCCTATCTTTTCAAGCAGACTTTTAGATACTGTTTCCGAAACGGAGTCCGATATTTCTTTAGAAAGTGATTCTTTATCTACGCTTGGTGCTGGAGGGGGTGTGGGTGGAGTTTCAGTAGGTGGAGGAGTAGGAGCACTTGGAGGCGTTGGCTCTGCAGGTGGAGTAGGTGGTGTTGGTGTGGGATTATTTGGATCTTCAGGCATGGTAAATTCCTTACTTAATTAGTATAGCACATTACACCATATTTTTCAAAGCGTGTTGTGCCATTTCAGTTTTATTTACGTGTTTAGGGAGTTTTTTCCCTTTGGGGGTCTTGCTTTCAAATTCCTTAGCTATCTTTGGATGGTGAACGTACATATATCCTCTTTGAGCTTTAGAAACAAACATTACATCATCTCCTTTTTATGTTTCTCCATTTCCTTTTCTGACATCATCATTGCCTTTTTTGCCATTTCCATTTTAGACATCTTCTTACTTTTCATTTTACCTTTCATATGGATCACCTACCTATAACTCTCTTAATACTTGTCATAGCTCTTTGTAAGACGTTCGGACTGCCTTGAGGCTCCGTTGCTATATTTGTTGTATCCACAGGAGACGGTGTGGTAGGCGCAGCCTCCCCCTCAGCAGGAGGTGTAACTGGCGGCGGAGCAGTAGATTCGTTTAGCCTAGTCACTTGATCTGCCAGTTGTTTTATATCCTGACCTAATACTACCTTTTTATACCAAAGCTCAGGACTTGAATTAAATAGGAATAGAGCCTCTGCCCGTCCCTGCGGATCGGGAATATTTAGATCTTTATAATAATAGAAGGGGTCTATCAGCTTAAGCTGTGCCATATTTGTTGCATTCCTCTCGGCTCTCAGCTTATCCGTTGTCGAGGCTTTAACTATAACCTCCATGCCATCATCTATAGAGTCGTTTGTGAGACGAAGCGAGAGGTACTTCCCCTCCTCTATTCCCGCTATCTGTTTAAAATGATCCTCGGTATATCTAAGCTTCATTATGTGAAGTCTGGCTCTAACAGACTCCGTTGATACATGAAGAATAGTGTCATTTACCAAATCGTCATTTGTGGCGTAATCCGCTTCTCTTGAAATCTGATTAGTAGTAGCTACCTGTGTAGTTATCTCTCCTCTCGTTGCTCCATGTGCTCCTACTTTGGCAAACATTCGCTCTCTTCGTTCCCTAATATGAATAAACATTTCGCCAGGGGGCATGACAGGCTGTATAAAAGAATGGACTTTTGATGGATCTCCTTTTACTACCGCATCAACATCAGGGTTATTCATATCCATATTTTTGAGATCCTTTTTAGTTACACCCGAATCGCTTCCCCAGATATGCTTCCCTTTATTATTTTTAACCATATGGTCTGTTTGTCTTTCCACCTCGTCCATAGACTTTTGAAGAGGTATTACCTGCTCTATTCTAGAAGTCTCATCTATAGCAGATCTTAAAAACTGGTCAAATGTCATGAATATAAAAGGCTTTCTTGGATATTTGAAGTAATTATTAAAAATTTTCTTTATCTCAAATCCTTGTGGCTCTTGGCCCGTTAATATAATCTGTTGCATTACGTCTGGGGAAACTATCTGACCTTCAATGGTAGGTACATCGTGTCCTTCATAATCCCAATTAGGATTTTTGGTTTTCCCAAGCAAGACCTTATCGGAAAGCTTCCAAGCAACACCAGACATAAAGTTAAACTTAGCATTCTTCTCAGCATCAAAGTCTTCTGCTTTGTCAAACCAATCAAACCAGACTTCAGCTACTTTAACTTTTTGGGCCATCAAAACATCTTCTGTATTTTCAAGGGGAGGATGTTTCTTGGCCACATATTCCTTAATTTCTTTTTCCTTATTGGGAAAGAGCATAGTCCATTCCTTAGCAGTCTTTTCAACATAATGAATAATATAGAGCATCTCATCAGGATTTGATGTTAGGGCAGTATGATCTACTAGGACATGGTCTGGATTTATAACTTCTTCTACAATGTCTCCCATCTTGTTTCTAGAGGCATCCCATCGATATTTCCTGACAGCTATAAAATAGGCAGGAAGATGCTTAAACATCATTCCCAAATCCTGTTTATTCTCTGAAGAATCGATATATTTCTCAAACCACTTAGTAAGAAGCTCTGCGGTCAACTTTCGCTGTGCATCATTTCCCAAGCCCCCTGGCTGGACGACCATATCTGGCATTTTTGATACGGCTAGAGCTTTTAGGGTCTTCTCAAATTCGTAGATTACATTATCTAAAAACTCTGATTCATATTTTTTAAGCTCTTTGCCTATTAATTGTTTTCCGAAAAGATATTTAATGTTTTGTTTTCTTCGTTCCTTCAGATTAATTTCTGGGGAATCCCAATGAGCCTTTGATTGTTTTTCAAGTTCGGTTAGATAGGTAAGAAGTTTTGAATCGTCAATACTGAGATTGAGCGGGGCGAGAGTAGGCAAGACATCAGTTTCGGCAGAAAATCTATTATCCATTTACTTATATTATAGCATTATTTACTGGCTTAATTTTTACCATTCCTCTATAAGTTAGGCTTTCTTTGCAAAAAGGATTAGAACAAATATATGATTCACCCTTTTTAATGTCTGATTTATTCTGAAATAAAACTACTTTATTATTACTGAAATATAGCTGGGGAGCCTGACAATTAAAACAATGATAAGTTTTTATGGGAATATCATCAAAATATTGATCCTGTATCCAAAAATCTACGCCATCTCCGTTTTGACCAGAAGATATAAATGAATAAAAAATGTTTGCACTATGTTGGAGTCTTTGAGGTCTTATCATAACCTGGGGCGTTTCATCTGGATCATAGCCTGGGAAAATGGCGGTTACCTCACCTTGATACTGGGTAGTTATATTTCGGGTATAAGGACAAAAAAACATTTTCAGCTGTCTTGCCTGTTCTGGCTTTGAGAGAAGAACTGTTAGAACATTTTGACCCGTAATTTCTTTAGACATATTTACTAGAGCCTACCAAGAGCTTCGAACTCCTGACCTGCTCGTTACAAGTGAGCTGCTCTACCAACTGAGCTAGGTAGGCTAAATTATTTTCTTGAAAAACTCCTCTTCATCCTCCCCGAAAATATCTTTATCTTCCTCTATTGTAGTTGTTTCTTTATTAATTATACCACTCTCGGCAGTTCCTACATCTGCATTTATCCACTTAATACTTGAGAAGCCATAGCGACAATTATGAACTAATATTCCATTTGCAAAATATTCAGGTTGGCCTTGTACTTCAAGATTATATACTGGTTGGGTACTGTGGAATTTTACTTTTAATACCCGAGCCTCGTCGTCTAGTCCTAAGATTCGCTGCCTTACAATTATTATGACAAAATTTAGATACTTTTGGAAAATATGTTTCATATTCTCTGCCACAAAACTGACATTGTTTTGTATATTTTTTCTTTTTCTTCCATGCATTTTTACTATTTTTCCTATGCCACTCTCTGCCTTCTTCTGAAGCGTGCCAAGCTTTTGTAAGTGGTCTGACTCTATCAAGATGTTCTTTTGATGGAGGATGGAGTTTACCATGATAGGATAAGTGCTCAAAGGCAGTAAACCGAACAAGATTTGAAATATCATTATTCTTTCTATTATGGTCTTTATGGTGTATGTGATAGCCTTTGCCAACTTTTCCGAAATGGTATTCCCATACTGCAAGATGAAGCATTTTACCTTTTCTTTGGAAATAGTGTTTTTCAGAAAAATAATACCTTTCTCCATTAAACTCTTGAATGCTTGCGGATAAGACAATTGTGTGCATACCCTATTATCATACCGCAAACTATCTATCGGTACAAATCCTTTCTCCTGTATAAATACAGGATGATTAGCTGTACCGATAAGCCTCCTTCCATTTGACAGTTCTACTTCAAATACTTTTTCAGCAAGACTCGTTAAGCCACTGTTCATTACTATTTTATATCCTTTACGAGTTAAAACTCTCTCTCCTGCTTGTATGCTTTCGATGGGTTTTTCCCCACACATTGTTTTAATCATTGTCCCCGCAATCAAGCAGGAATCTAAAGCATCATCCTCTCCCGACTGATCTATGTCCTCTACTTTGTTTTCATCATGGACAGCGGCAGGAAGCGTTCTTATAAGATTTATACAATTCTCTGTTATCTGCCAATAAGGAAGCCCGTCAGGTGCCATGGAGAGCCAGTGTTGCATATTTTCCCACCCTGCTACCCTATTTTTTGAGGCGGGCTGAAGAATACCCCTATACTCTTCGTTCTCCTGATAGAAAAGATCAGCTATTGTAGTCCCAAAGTCCGTGGCAGATTGTGTAAATATTTGATTATCAGCCATAATATTTGAGAGGCTAGAAATTTTTAGGTTATATCCTTTTAACCTTTGCTCTATAGTCTCCGCCCATTCCTCTGGCTTTTTCTCTGTTCCATATATTTCTGCGAAGGTTATTATACGGTGAAATTTAACGCCTCTAAAAACTGCGGGCCTCACATGATGCAGATAAAAGGCAAAGTTATCTACACGCCCCCAATCTAGGCTACCCATAACCCATCCCTCTTTAGTAGGGGAATGATGTGGGATAACGTGAACGTCCTTTGAGTAAGTTCTAAAATACTGCCCTGCGAATGTATCCCAGTCGCCTTTACGCCAAGCTTTCCAAAGAGACTCATCCGTATTTTTTAACGCATCCAGCTGTTTTATATAATCTGGATCTACCTCTTTTAGTCTAGGATTGTCGTCTAGCGTTGCGGGTATATAGATACGTGTTCTTCCTGAAACGGGATCTTTAAATAGAGTGTTGGCAGGAGCAGGATCTATAAATCGTTGTTTTACCCATTGATGTCCCACACCTCCTGGGTTAGTTGTTAAAAATATTCGCGGTTTTAGCTCAGGTATTGTAGAGCGACAGGACGCAATGAGCTGGAGGTATCGCTTTTCGTCGGGTATTTGCGTAAGCTCCTCAATAAGCATTCTATGGTATTCGTGCCCCATATATTTTGTGTAGGCTTGGTCGTCTTTTAAATGTCCTGTTCTAATTATCGCTCCCCAAGGAAACGAGATAATTGCGGGCCTATATGCTATCTGGACGTTTTGTAGCCTAAAGAAGCGATGGGCTCTATCTATCCAGTCCGAGAGATCGTCTGCATTTTTTCTTATTACTAAGGCACGATAACGAGGATGCTTAAAATCATATTTTAGCCAAACTATGCCCGCATCTGTTTTGCCAAGCTAAGGCCCACGACTTCCACCAAAAAGAGTTTCGAAAGCTGTTGAGAGTAATGCTTGTTCCTGTTTAGGAAAGGGCATCCAAATTTCTTGATGACTATCGTGAGCCAATAAACATCACCCCCAACTTTTTATTTCTATAGTGTAATTTAGTATGTTCTGATTTTGATAAAACCATTTGAATTTCGAATTTTTGATTTATTCATTTTTCCTCTTAGGCATATATGTAACTAGACCTTCGATCTTTTGTCCTTGAGAGGTTAGATCTGTAGGCTGTTTTGGAAAACCCTCTATTCTATTGGCTATTTCTTTTATGGCGTTTATATCGCCTTCTATGGCCATCCTTACTATTCTAGCGGCCATAGCGTGTTTAGCTTTTACTTTCTTGTTACTGCCTTTAATAGTTAATAATTTTTCTAGCTCTTTTCTGTATAGTCCCATGAAAGTCCAAGGCATTTTTGGCCGTCCGCCTGGATTTCTTGTTTCACCTTTTTTAATTGGATTACTAGGATGTGGATTAGCCATTGTTTTTTGTTTCTTTTTTGTTCTGAATAAAGTTTTTACCACTCATAGCCACACTTTGGGCATTTGTTTTTCTTTTTTTCCTTTTCTTTCTCTAATTCAGGTATGAGGTTTGCTAAATTTCTTGGTTCTGTCATATCTACAGCATAATTCTCCCAATCTATTTCCTGGTATTCTCCTGTTAAATTAGCAAGTAATTCGCTATCGTAGAATCCTGCCCTATCATTTAGAGCTAGAGCAATCCTAATTTTATTTTCTTCATTTTTTGGTTTAATTATTTCTACCCATATATCTTTTATTCCTAATTCTTTATAAACTCGGAGTCTCATATTTCCCCCTAACACTTCTCCATCGGGAGTTATAACTAAAGGTTGCATCTGTCCAAAATCTGTAATGTGTTTAATTAATCTTTCGTAATCCTTATCTTTTATGGAACGAGGATTACGACTCCAATTTTTAAGTGTTGATATATCTCTAAATTCTTTATTCATCCTCTTCCTCCTCTTTTTCGGTTTTTCCTGTCATTAATTTTTCCGTATCCTTATATTCTGCTTTTAACTTAGGATTTTCTTCTATTTCTATCTCTTCCGCATTTGGTCTTTCAACACTTCCTACTTCTATTTTATCTTCCTCGATTATCGCTTTACTTTCTGCTGTTTGAGGAAGCATATAATAACGAACTATTTTTTCTTTCGTAACAACGGAAAGATCTGCTGAATCTAGTATTTTGTCGATTAAAGAAAGTAATGTTATTTTATTTATTCTTTTAGCCATTAATTTATCTTTCTGAAATTATGATATTCATTACATTTTACGCAGTAAAGTTTTTTTAAATGTCCCTTTTTGCGTAAATGACCAGTTTTCCTTGCAACCTTATTATAAAATCCCGTCTTTTCACAAACATAAATTTCGCTCATTTAATTTTATGGTGTCTTGTCATTCCGTTATAAACATATTTAGCATTTTTAGTGTCTTTTTTCGTTACCCCCGCCAGCCTATCCGTACCATGTGCCTCTACGAACTCTTTTGATAAAACCCCATCGTGAAAAGGCTGGAGCATGTCCTTAGCGTATTGTTTTCTCTGAAGCTTTGTAACAGGAGAGGCAAAGTCATATGTTTGTTTTTGGCTAGGTTTAGGTATTCTCTCATTTTCTTTTTGACAATTTTTCCCTGGTAATACTCCATACTCGCTATGTATTATTGCTTTTTCCCTTTGACACTGTGGGCAAGTCTTATCCTTAAAAGTTCTTTTCTCGATATCCATCCTTTACCTTCCATTTTGACAAATCCTTGATCAAGATATAAACAACATTTTTTATATTTCCTCCCTGATCCACAATGACATGGATTATTTCTATTGTTCACTTTTCTCTTCGTTTACAGTGCTTGCCCCTTCTGAGGTAATTAAAAGTGTAGCAACTGAAATTGCGGAGCGGAGAGCCTCCGTAAGTACCATAGTAGGATCAACTATCCCTGCTTCCAGAAGATCTTTGAGTTTAAGATCTGTTACATCTACCCCCCATCCGAAGGGTTTATCCTCCAATTTAGCGAGGAAATAATCAGGCTTTAGTCCTGCATTCGTTAACAGCTTATGGAAGGGTTTTTCTATAGCCTGCCCAAGTATTCTAAAGGCATACTCTTCGCTTTCGTTTTCTGTTATAAGCTTATTTCTTGCAGTAAGAAATGCCACTTCTCCTCCTGGTACGATTCCTTCCTGTATAGCGGCCTTTGTTGCGAGGATTGCATCATCTACCCTTTCCTTCCTTTCAGACATTTCAAGCTCCGTCGCTCCGCCCGTCTTAATTACATAAACCCCCCCTGTCATTTTGGACAGTCTTTCCCGTAATTTCTCCTGGTCTAGGTCGGATTCTGGATCTTTAAGTAAGGTTTTAATTGCCATAATTCTATCTTTTATGGCTTTAATATTTCCTTTATTCTCTAAGATAGTCGTTGACTCACGGCTCGCCTTAACAGTTGATGCAAATCCTAAATATTCAAAGGGGATATCTTTTAAGAGTTTCCCTGATGCCTCATCTACTACAGTACCTCCGCACATTGTCGCAATATCTCCTAGCATTTCCTGTTGGTATCGTCCAAAGGAGGGAGATTTAACACAAAGTATATTCATCATACCTTTTCGTTTCGTTTCGATAAGAGATGCTAAAGCATTTCCTTTTATATCTTTGGCTATGATTACGAGATTTCGTATATTATTGGGCTTCAGTACGCTTTCGACAAAGGGCAGGAATTCATAAATATCTTCTAATTCTTTTTCTAAAAACAAGATATGTGCATCTTTTATCGTA